GCGAAATCACAACAGCAGAACTTTGGGCAGAATCTCGTCTAATAACTATTCAGCTTTCTAGACCATCTCCTACTTCTGTTGAATTATCTTGGACTATTCCATCAAGTGTAAAAGCTTTAGCCGGTTATGTTATTCTATTGTCAGAGAAAAAGATCTCATCCGTCAATTATCCAATAGATTCCCAAAGATACATTCCATCTTTAGATTTAGCTAATCCTGAAAGTGAAATAGAGGATGCGCAAGTTGTAGGCGTAGCGTACGCTGCTTTTGGTGACTCAGTAGCTTCAGGTTCTTTAACAGTTATTAATGTTGATCCAAATAAACTATATTATGCAAGCGTTCATGGTTGCTCAAACATTCTACAGTATTATCCATATGGCATTCAATCATATCCACTAGACAGCGCGCGGATTGAAAAGGCGCCTACGGTTTTTGGTGGAAACATTGATCAAAACGTAGGACCTCCTTTAAACCCAACGCTTGGACAAGTTTACTATGATCCAACCACGAATAAAGTTCAGATGTGGTCAGGGATGGCGTGGGTCCCAGCTGGCACAGGCTCCGTAAAAACTGGTAGCGATGCAGATCGTCCTACCGGAGATGCCGCAACTACTGGTACCTTCTTCTACAACAAAGATAACAGAGAATTACAAATTTTTAATGGTACATCTTGGACAAAAGCAAATAATGACCAAGAAGGCGTGCCGATGGTTGACAAAACTACTGTTGGTACAACTGGTTCTTATCAAGAGCGTCTCAGATTAGCTGGAGTTCTCAAGAGACAACTCGGCTATCCTGCGGTGTGTAATGAATTAAATGAAGAACATTTCAACATTGCAATCGATAATGCGATCGAAACATTCAGATCACGCGCTGATAATGCTTATCAAAATCAATTTATCGTAATGCCATTAAAGCTAGATCAAAGTTTATATTATCTGAATGACCCAACAATTGGCACTGATAAGGTAGTAAGTGTTAATAAAATTCACCGTATTTCAACTATCGGTTTTAACGCGTATGGCGGCGACGCCGCAGTTTATTCACAGATTTTCTTCCAGCAATTCTTATATGGCGCGTCAATCGATATTTTATCAGTTCATTTAACACATCAGCTCGCTGAAGAATATGAGCGCGTCTTTGCGGGTAATTTCCAATTCACCTGGAATGAAGCAAAAAGAGAATTATTAATTCTTCGTAAAATCTTCAGAGAAGAAAGAATTGTTCTTGACTGCGTGATGGAAAGAACAGAACAAGAACTTCTTTCTGATCGTTACGCCAAACAGTGGTTACAAGCTTGGGCAGAAAGCGAACTCATGATGACGCTTGGCCATATACGTTCTAAATATGGCAATTTGCCAGGTCCAAATGGTGGTATTACGTTGAATGGTGCTGAACTTATTTCCCAAGCAACTGAAATGCAAGTTGAACTTCAACGTCAGTTGAATGATTATGAAGTTGGAAATGGCGGCGTGGAATTCGTGAACACCGGAATTTTGATTGGATAATAGATGACAACTGGACCATATACTCCCCCGGATCTATGCGTTGGAACTTGGCGGCTTAATGACGCGGATTCGGAGTGTCTACAAAATGAAAAGAAGATTCAAGAAGAATATGTGGCGGAACAGTTGGCTATTGCCGGCGTTCCTCTTAACGTATTTAAGTTACTTGGAGTTCATGAACAAGGCCGTTTAGTTGATTTAACTGGCGATGGTTCAGCGTTATCGAGCGGTGCCGCAGCTGGATATGCCGCATCTAATGCATTCATAGCTTCGCCAAGTTTGACATGGAGATCAGCGCAAGTAGGAACTGCAGTGGTCACTACACCGTCATACATTGGATATAATTTTGGCACTAAGAAAAATCCTCTTGGAGGTCAAGCATACGGTCCGCCTGCACCAGTATTTCAACACATTACTACCATTAAAATTCAGCAAAGCTCAAATCCTAATAAAAGAGCGCAACAGATAAAAATAGAACGTGCCGATGGCAAGGTTGAAGCACAAGCGCCTAGTTTTACTGGCGCAGGAAATGGCACATTAACAATAACGTCAATTGAACCTGCAGCTACACAAG